AAACCCGCTGCTACCAAGAAACCCGCTGCTACCAAGAAACCCGCTGCTACCAAGAAACCCGCTGCTGCAAAAAAACCAACTGTCGCTAAAAAACCAGCTAAAAATAAATAATTTTTTTATTGACTTCATATTTTTATCACATACATTAGGAATGTGGTAGTCATATATGAGTATTAAAATAAAGTCTAATGATGATTTTTTAGAAGTTGTTGTTACAAAACAATTAATAAAAGAAGCACAAGATAGAAACCAATATTTTTATAGCAAATATGGAAATTTAGGAACAAATAGAATTGATAAAAAAAATCAAAGAATAACTGGATATCTTGCAGAAGTAGCTATAAAAAATACATTTAAAAAACTAAACTATAGTGAAGATGATGAAGTAGATTTTATATCTCAATCTAAATTGATAACGTTAGATTCCAAATCTCAAGGATGTAATGGAAAACCAAAAACAAATTACGTTGGAACATTATACGAAAATCAAAAAAATAGAAATTGTGATATATTAATTTTCTCTAGGGTAAAAAATACGCATGACATAGTTTGGATAACTGGCTTTATAACTAAAAAAGAATTTTTAAATATTTCCAATCTAATTCCAAAGGGAACTAAAAATAATAATTTCACATATGATGAATCTAGATATGAATTAGAATATAGTTCATTATACAATCCATCTCTTTTGTTATAAATTTTTTTATTTGACATATTTTATTTTATAACCGATAATAGGAATATGAAATTAGCATCAATAGAGATTATTAAATCTATAAAAAATCATAATAATGCAGATTCTTTAGAAATAGTAGAGATTCTTGGGTGGCAAACTGTTGTTAAAAAGGGCATTCATACGGAAGGAGATAAAGTAGTTTTTATTACTATCGATGCGATTGTGCCTCGTTGTGATTGGTCGGAATTTTTGGTAGATAAAAAAAATCCAGACAAACAAATAAGAATAAAAAACATAAAACTTCGCGGTGAATATAGTTCGGGATTAGTTATTTCTCTAAGTGAATTCACTCCGAATATTCAAGTACTTGACGTTGGTTCAGATATTACTAATGTTTTAGAAATTAAAAAGTATATCAAGGATATTCCCGCTAATCTATCCGGAGAAACCATTGGAGACTTCCCAAATCATTTAGCATCTAAAACTGATGAGGATAATGGATTAAATGATCCGGAATTAGTAGAAAAAGTTCTTGCTTACGATCCATATATAACAATAACCTCTAAATTAGATGGTTCTAGTATAACTTTAATCGTTGAAGATGGAATACTTACACAAGTTTGCAGTAGAAATCTCTCTAAAAAGGATACTGAAAATAGTGCATTTTGGAATGCTGCTAAAAAAATAAAAATACCCAAAAATTGGACGGGTGTTATTGCTGGAGAATTATGCGGAAATGGAATACAGAAGAATCACCTTAGACTGGATGGTGTTAAGATTTTTGTTTTCCAGATTAGTCAAAATGGAACATATATGACTTATGATGAAATGGAAAAATTTTGTACAAATGTCTTGCAGTGTGATGTAGTTCCTTTAATTTCTAGTTTAGAAGTAGCAGCAACCATTAAAATCTGGAAAGATCCATTACAAAAACTTCAACATCTAGCAGACTTACAAAGATATGATAGTGGATTATTTGGAGAAGGTATCGTTGTTCGTCCATCATCATATCCTAGAGGGTATTCGTCCCGTCGTCCACTTGGATTTAAATTGATTAATAGAAATTATAAAGATTAATATGAATTCCGAAATAAAATCAGAAGTGTTTGATGACAGCTATTGTATTTTTATTGACAAGTTAGATGTTGTAGTATATAAAAATACTATACAAAAATATAAAAATGAAGGAGTAAAAATTTTTGAAGGAAATTTCGAAAAAGCTCCAGCGTGTATTGTCATACCAAATAAATTAGATATTTTTAAAATTGAAAAGGAATTATTCGATATTGAAGAATCTAAAAATGGATTTTGGTGTCAATTTGGAATGGGATATAAAGGAAAAACTTGGAAAGAAATTTAAACTTATATGCATTCTACATATAGAGAAGCAGCTGAAGTTTGCGAACTTCAAGATCAAGTATCGGAAATGACTAATAATGTCTTAGACCTATATAAAAGAAACCCCGAAGCGTGTAAAAAAATGTTATTGGAACTTGATGGTGTAAATAAAGAATTGGATGAATTAGAAAAAGATTACGAATTAATTTTAAAACAATTATGAAATTCACAGATATTATTATAGAAAATAGTTCGGTTAAAGAAGCGAAGTTATATGCACCCGCAAAAAAAGCATACGCAAATCCAGATACCGGAATTACCATTCAAAATAAATCAGCATACCATGTTATTAAAGATTGTGCTCTTATGACAATCAATTATCTTCCTCTTTGGGCATTTGGTAATTATAAAAATCCATTCGATGAATTAAAAGGAAAGTTCCAAAGAAAAGATGTAGAAGAGTTTGTATCATCAACCGAGAAGCATGTGATGTCTAAACAATTACTATTAGCAATTTTAGATAAAAGCGGCGAAATTATTAACAATAAACAAGAAGTTGATAAATCATATAAACACGAAATAGAATCTAGTGATCCTTATGGTGAGTATGGAGCAGCTTCTGAAGAAGAATCATCTAAAGTTGAAATTAATAACAATTCATCTACCGTAGATGCTCTTTGTAAACTTTTTGATGTTACGTGAGATAAGTAATTAAGCAATGAAAAATAAAGACGATATTCTATTAGAACAAGCATATAGTAAAGTCCTCAGTGAAAATATTTATCGGGACGGTGATTTTGATTATTCCCCTGAAGTCATAAGAGCAGCAGAAAGATTGGGAGTACATCCAGAAAAACTTTGGAGGCACGGAGCGGACGATGAATATAAACCCCCAACACCAAAATTCAAAGAAAGACAAGAAGGAGATGAATTTACAGATAATAGTGGAACCGCAAGAATAATGATTAAAAACAAAGACGGAAAGCTAATTCCCGCCGAAAAAGTATTCACAAGCAAAAAGGACGGAAGACAATGGGAAAGATATAAGAAACCAAACGGAATGATAGGAGTTAAACCATTTGTACAAAACCGAAACCAAAAGTAAAACCAAATAATTTATGAAAAACAAAGACACGATATTATTAGAACAAGCATATTCAAAAGTATTGAAAGAAAATCATGATAAGTTTCAACGAAATGATTCGGAAATGCAAGACTTATCAAAAGTCGGAATGGGAGAAGAATATCCAGAAGAAGATATTTCAGATTCAGATGAATTAACTTTTGATCAAGATCCAGAAAATCCACGATCAATCATATCAAATCAAGTATTTGATGTTGATGGTAGGAAAACCGCTTTAAAAGTAGAGGAAGATCGTTCTGATGATGATATGTGGCATCATTACTCTTTTATTGATCCAGAAACAAAAAAACACATAGCCAATATGAATTGGGGTAGAGGATCATTGACATATACAGATGTTTTGGATTACATTGAACTTGGTCTTCCTGCTGGCGTTTCGAGAAAATCAGAAAAATCTTCTTATCCAACTAGATTCAACTTAAATTCAGAAACTCTTAAAAAATTTATAAATGGTACGGCAGAGAGAGAAGGACTTGAATTAATTCCTAGAGAAAAGTAATTGACATTTTTTGAAAATTAATATATAGTATTTATTAGATAGTTGGTTCCCGATGAGCCAACGGGACTGGGAATACTCGGTCGAAACCAAAATCGGAAATATTGTTCTCTACCAGAGGCAGAGAATCTACAGAGGCTTAACCGTTGAGCCAGCAATGCGAATCAGCGGTATTGATCTTTGACATATAAAATTTTGATAGTGTCGGGCGGGAATGGTATGATATGCTGTTCTCAAAAGCTAACCGCTTCTGACCTATCACCAGACTCGATTAGGCAGGGGGTAACAAGAAAACTTCGTCCAACGTGTTAAAAACACGGTAGCCAATGAAGAACTTTCTGGTAATTAATTTTTTAAATTTATGGGGGTGAAAGGAATCGACATTGAATTCTAACTTCTCAGTGCATGTAGAGGATGATAGTTGGCCTCTTTAATAATCTATCAAAAACCTAAATGCAGAAAATTATATTTCTGATCTTTTAGCTGAAGCTGAGTATATCTTCAATAATGCTTCCGAGTTTCTCGGTGACGTTGTTGACAGTGTTGTTGATTTTTTCAACGGCGCTGAACAAGAATACGCACTCGCAGCCTAAAAGCCTAACGGTAATCCTCTAAATCCGTTTTGAATCGCAGAGGTTTTGATGAACTGTTAGATATCATAGAAAAGCTAATACAGAGGTAATATGTGACCTTATCGCATGTATAGGCAGACTTTAAAAGATGGTTAATAAGCCAAGGCAGCCTTTAGTCAAAAAATGTTAAATTTATTAAAGCATGTAGATCTGAAAGCAAACGTTCATTGGACTCGGCTATCGTATGCCGACACCTCCACCATTTAAAACCACTAATACTTTTATATTAGTGGTTTTTTATTATATACTATTATATTTTATATAAATATATAAATATATATACACATGAGAAATATTAATTCATACGTAAAACAATTAAAAAACGATGATTCTTCGGTTAGAAGAACTATAAATAATATTAATCCATATCATAATAGTTTTTCTAATAGAATATTAGAAGAACAGAAAATTCTTCAATATAGAAGAATGAGAGATGAAGAAATTTCTAATTCAATAGGTTCCGATAGTGGAGAAAATATAAATGAAAATCAAAAAACAATAATTTCATATCCACCACCTAACGTATGGGATGTTAATACTGCTTATTTGTTCGGAGATGTGGTGACCCATAATTCGTTGTTATATATGGCTATTGGAAATAACTTTGCTAATTACGAACCGGGAAATAGTCCATCTCAAAACGTTTGGTTACAACTTGGAGTTACTAATATACGAGCCGCACGTATAACTGGAATAACGGGTGTGGGTGTTTTACATCAAGGATATGGTATAAGATTCGCATCGGATCTGAATGGAACTTATATTGAAACTTCTACTCCGGTTGGATTTGTGGGGTCTGCTGTGACAGGTTCTAATTTTTATAAAATTGCGAAGTTACCAGGGGAAGTAGATGGAACTGTTTATTTATGTGCGCCAAATGGGGTGAGTAACTTCCCATCAGATCAAACGTGGCCAAACTGGACGCTTTCTTATATATCGAATACTAGATATGATTATCTGCAAAATTTAAGTACTGATCCATCTATACTACCAAAAACATCATGGCAAGTATTTTGTCCTAATGCGTGGGATGCTGTATATGCTTCGGTAATTAATACAACAAGTTTATCTATATCGGTTGCATCTTATGATTCAACAACACTTCAGGTTACATTAATTTAATATAATTTGTATTTTTATTGTTATTGACAATAAAATGAACAATGATAAATTATTAGTATATGGGTGTGCGGCGAAGTTGGAGAGTCGCGGAAGACTGTAAATCTTTTGTCATAGACTGAGTTGGTTCGAATCCATCCACACCCACCATTTCGGAGTCGAACCAAACCCCTTTCGGGCTACCAACCTGAAGGGGTTTAATTCTTTTTAGTTGAATCTTTTTGAGAAGATTTAGATCCTTCTTTTTTTGGTTTTTTTGTTTCTTTTTTGTGTGAGTTATTTCCTTTTGCCATAGCAGTATTATTTACCCCTTTAGTTTCTTATTCCAAGTAGCGGAATCTTCAACTACATTTGGATTTATTTTTTTATAGTCGCCTAAATGTCCTACTGTTCTATGGCAGCATATACCATAACTGTAAGATTCGCATAATGTGATTAAATTAGTTGATTCTAATTCTAATTCTGGATGTTTATGAAATGGTTTGATATGATGTACTTCTATTTTAGAATCACCTTCGCATAATGCACATTTTGGATTTTTATCAAGATGATGCTTTCTTATGGTCGGCCATTGCGATGATCTTTTATGTTTTAATGTGGATTTACCAGCTAAAACATCTTTTATCTTTTTAATTATCATATTATAATATTTACGAAATAAATGATAAGTATTATATATGTTAAATAAAAAATTGTTTTTGTTTTGTTTTATGTTTTTAAGTTTAAGTAGTTGTACTGTTTATACTGAAAAACAATCGGAAGCTTTATCTAAAGTTGTATATGCTTCTAAAGATTCGATGGAAGCGGCTAGAATAGATTTGGCGGACAAATATATAACAGAAACCACCAGATTGATCAGACCACCAAAAAATAGGATCAAAATCGAATCAATTTATCAAAAAACCGTCAATCAACACATTAATACAATTGGTTCTAGTAGTAAACATGATGCAATACCGATTAATAAACAACGAATGGTCATAATTCCGGAAAAATATAGAGCAGACACTGTTGTTGTTGTTAGCACAGATGAATATCAAAAGTTATTAAACGATAAGGAAACATTTGCTCAAATACAAAGAGATAATGAAGGTTTATCAGAAGCAAAACAAACCGTTGATGAAGAATTAGTACGTCAATTAAATAATAGAGATAAGATGGTGAATGATCTTAATATGATGCAAAAAAAACTAGTTGAAAAAGATCTTGCAATTTTACAAAGAAATATAATTATTTTAGCTTTAGTTGCAATGATGGGTGGTGCGACATACCTAAGAATTAAAGGAATTTTATGAACAATATTGAAGAAAAAATTAAAGAAATAATATGGAACCATCCAATTAAAATTTTATTCACGGCTGGTTTTATTTTAGGATTTATAATTAGAAGTTTGATATAATGGAAGAAATAATAAAAAATCTTTCGGAATTGTACCCACAATTTGAATTTAAACCTTCTATATATTCTGAAGTAACCCAAAGACCCCCATCTCAAATATATAACGTATTGAGTTGGTTAAATGAACAACCTACCGAATTAGAAACTTTATCGGATAAAGAGTGGAATAGTATAGAAGTTAATGAGGTTAATATTGGTAAGCTTTGGGATTGTTTGGTTATGAATAGTGGAGAAGTATCATTTGATGGTGACATCAATTTCGATGCTACTTTGGACAAATATAATAATTTTTAATATTTTATGAAATTTGATTTTTTAGTAGAAAATCTTTTAAATAAAAAAACTTTCGTTATTGTTAGTGGTTTACATGGGGATGAACCAGCGGGTAATAAAGCGGCTGAATATTTTAAAAATCAAAAAAATGTTCATGTTATATCTAACATAAATAAAACAAATAAAAGAAGAGTTGATGGTAGAGATTTAAACCGTCACTTTGATGATAAGGGACATTCTGATAAAATCCAAGAAGATATAATATCACAAATAGAAGAATTAAACCCATCAATGGTTATAGACCTACATGAAGATGATCAGGTGGATGGGGTATATGCATATTGTTCTTCGGAATTAGAGAATATTGTAAAATCTTGTTTGTCCAACATTGAATTGGATATAGCAAAAACAGCACATGGAGATAAAACTAATCAGGGAGTAATAGTCAATGGTAAACAACCATATAAAGGAACTTTAGAGAGAGCCTTAGCAAAAAGAAACATACCATACTGTACAATAGAAACACCATCAAATATTGAAAATTTTGAAAAAAGAGTTGACTGTTTAAAGAATATAGTCCATAATCTTATAAAGTAACCATTCTTTATAAATTATGAAATATCAAATCCGCAAAAGAGAAAACGTAACATTATACGAAGCAAGCGAAGTTGTAGAACTTGATGACAAACCTTTCCGTAAATTGAAAGTAAATCCTTATACTGGGGATAGTGAGGAAGAGTTTTTGAAATATATCTCCAATCTCAATTTATATGAGGGAGAAACACCAGATGGTTTAAAAGATTCCGTAGTTGAGGATCTTTTGAAACTTGGAGAAAATGCAACAATGGAAACATTTGGAAGCTCTGCTGAAAAATTTGCAAATGTTTGGTTTGAATCTGGTGAAAAGGGGCAGTCGAAGTATGGGGGATTCGTTATCAATCACAGTACCCATGAATAATGGTGTGAGTGAAATAAAAAGATACAAAGATTCTTTAGAACATAAGAAATGGAAAATTGCAAGATTTTTCACTTTGTATTGTGATTCACCAACAGATCCATCCGAAATAAGCGAAGACACTGTTACGGATTTCGAGAAAGTATTCAATACCGCAGAACCATCTGAAGATGTCTCTATTCTTTTTAAAACCGAAAAAAATAATGACTGAGATATTAAAAGAAAAATGGCGGCCTGCTATAGAATTTTTAGGAAACTGTGTACCAGAAGAAAAAATACTTGCATGTTGTGAGGAATTAGAATATATTAGAGAGAAATATTTAAATGATGAATTTAAAACCAATTCGCCATTTTCTATGAACGGATTGCATTCTGATGAAACAGAATCATTCCACGAGGAAATTAAAAATATTATAAAAAAATTCTCATATGAAAAAAATAAAATCTAAAAAAATTGCGATTGAGTTTGATGAAAAACATCTATCTACAATAACTACTGCATTGGAGGTTTATAGTCGTTTAAGATCCGGTCAAATTAAATTTGCAATGGATGCTGCATTTTATGATAAGGACTTAACATATCTAGATGGAGAGGCTATTGAAAGTTTCGTTAGAACTGTAGTTTTCTATAAAGAAAAAGAAATAATCGAAAATAGAAATTCCTATTACGGTGTTGGTTGTAAATCGATGAAAGATGGTACTGTTGCTTGGGAGATCAAAAAAACAATAGATCAGTATTTACATTACCAAAGAAATGATGGTTTCAGAATGATTTGTGATGTTTCTGGAGATGGACCATTCCAAAGTTCTGATGTTCCTATTCCCAAAATAATTGATCCTGGTATTACTCTATCATCATTGGGTTATTGGAAACCACAAAAACATTTTAGAATTCCTCAAAGATATCAAGAAAAAATGGATATTTATATGAAAGAGAAACAATTTGATAAAGTATGGGAATTGGTTGATAAATCTTTTAAAAAGAATCCTATACCTAAAGGCAAATTAACAAAAATAGATGAACTCAGTGGAACTTATTATGTTATTGTCGAAGAACCTTATAAATTATGAATAAAAAACACTACACAAAAACCGGACAACATCCAGACGATGCAATCAATAAAATAAAAACATTCGTTAATGAATTGCAAAAAGTACAAGAAAAGTATTTGAGTGATTTAATGGATGATTTAAATCTCAAAAATGATATTTTAGACGATTGGATTTTTGACTATGTTTTTAACGAAGATTCCGATATAGAGGAAATGTTTACCGAATATTTGGAAGATAGAGGAAAAAAATACGAGGATTTTGTTAAGCAAAATTAAACAATTTATTTTTGCTTTCGTGTGGATAACAATACTTTTAGCAACATTTGCTATCTGTATTGTTATCTCACTAATTGGATCTATTAAATATAAAATATGAAAGAATTAGTTGATGATATTACAAGTCTTACTGATGAATGGTATAGATTAATTGGACCTACACACCACAAGGATAGGTGCTGTCATTGGTATATCGAAACCAAATGGAGTTATGGAGATACACCCAAATATATGGTTTCGCATCATGGCTACATCTTAGATGAAATCAAAGAAGAATGTGATTCGTATGACGAGGCTCTTCTTAAATTAAAAGAAATCTTGACAACAGAAATAAAAGAATATATAAAAGATAGAGATGAAAACGACGAAGAAACTGGATGGTAATAAACAATTATTATTTCTGGGAGATAACCATGGAAATTGGAACAATTTGCTTTATGAAGTAGAGTCGGGTAATATTTCTGATGCAAATATTATTTCCGTTGGAGATTTAGGCGTTGGGTTTAGACCTAACCGCGACTTGGAACAATACCAGTCTCTAGATAAACGATTTAAAGATAGCAATATTAATTTTTATGGTATTCATGGAAATCATGATGATCCATCTGCGTTTAAAGGAGATAGTAGAATTTGTTTAAATAATTTTGAATTAATCGAAGATTATTCAATTTTTGAATATAATTCCAAACTAATTCAATTCATCGGTGGTGCTATTTCAATTGATAGAACCGCAAGAAAGGTGGGAATTTCTTATTGGGAAAATGAAGGTGTTGTTTTCGATAAAGATAAACTCCAAAAGGTAGATATTTTGCTAACCCATACTGCTCCATCTTGGTGTTTTCCACAGGCATTTAATGAAATGGTATATGGTTGGGCAAGAGAAGATGCTTACTTATTAGAAGATCTAGTAGATGAACGTGCAGTAATGGATGAAATATTTAAAATATGTAAACCGTCTTTACATCTATATGGTCATTTCCATTCTTCTTGGAATGAAGAAATTAATGGTTGCAAGCATAGATTGTTAGGGATTGATGAAATTTGGAATAATAATTTCAATTGAAATAATTTTTTTAAGAGTTAAAAAGGATAAATATATGTATATGACTGCGCTTAGTGCTATCCCTAATTTTTTAACAAATTCTTTAATTTATAAAGAATTTATAGAAGAACGTAACGAAATCCTAAAACATAAATGGTTGGAGAGTGAAAAATTAGGATATGATATTGGATTTGATAAAGCAATTTTTGATTGGATTATAAACCATAGAACGGCTTGGAGAAAAAAAAGAATGTTAACTATACATGAGAATGATTAAAAAACAAATTTTAGCGGTTGTAGTTTTTTTAACTTGTACATATATATATTTTTATTTTTTAAAATAAACGTTTGACTTTGTATATTCGTTCTGATATTTTATTTAAATGAAAGCTAAAGAATTAATTGAGGTTCTGCAAAAATTAGATCCGGACACTCTCATAGTAGTTGATGGGTATGAGGGAGATTATGATGTTCCAAAAGGAGCAGAACAAATATATGTGACTGGTCCACATGAAACACATTGGTATTATGGAGACTATAAAGATTGTCCAGAAGATGAAATTGGAGCAACGAAAGCTCTTTACCTAATAAGATAACATATGTACTTCAATTTTACAATTTACAATTTTACTAAAAAACCCGATTTTTGGTATAAACTTAAATCTTACCATAAACAACTATCCAAAAATAAACATTTGGAAATTGAGACATTTTTTTCAAATTATAACTTGCTTTCTTTTGAGTTTGATTGTAAGCTTAGTGGAAAGGACCATGCTGGTATTAGATTAAAAATTAATATTGGTAGTCTAGAATTAACAATAAGTTTTTATGATTCCAGACATTGGGATTATAAAAAGAAATGCTGGGAAGAAAAAACCGAAAATAAAATGATAAGAAAAAATTTTGATGGATTTTAAAATATGAAAACCGAACTAGAACTAGAACTTGTAAAAAAATACCCTAAAATTCTTAGAGATTATAAGGGAGATATGATGCAGACTTGTATGGCTTGGGGAATGGAGCACGATGATGGTTGGTATAAAATTCTCGATAAATGCATGGAGAAGCTTCAATATTTTTGTGACATCTGCTCTAAAGACGGGGAAGAAGTACAAGTTGTTGCCAATCAGATTAAAGAAAAATACGGAACTCTTTGTTTTTACACAAGCGTTTATGGTGGAGATAATATTCAACACGATATTATTGACGACATCATTGACACAGCAGAAAGAAAGTCTGCATATACTTGTGAAGTAACCGGAGAGCATGGTGAACCTTGTAAGAAAGGTGGTTGGTACAGGACACTATGTTATGAACAAGCCAGAAAAGATGGTTTTGTTGCTTGTAAAGAATCAACCGAAATGTATTGGAAAGAAAAGGATGAAAAAGGATCTAGCATATAAATAATATGAATCCTGTCGAAATTGAAGAATATGCTTTTTATGAAAGCGGTCTATCCGCTGATGGTTGTTTAGAAAAACTTGATAGCTATGCAAAAGAATGTATTATTAGATATGGGAGAATTTTATTAAATATGAAAAACAAAAACTACACGCAAGATGGAAGACATCCAGAAGACGCAATCAGTGAAGCAAAAACATTTATCAATGAACTTCAAAAGGTTCAAGAACAATATTTTTCTAAACTAGTATTAGATTTAAAAATAACAAAAGAAGGAGAAGATTGGTTATTTGATTATGTTTATAACACCTCAGATGAAGAAAAATATGATGGGTTTGATCATTATTTGCAGGACTATAAAAAGAATTATGATGATCTTATTTTAAAAGATAGCATGTTTAATAATTCAGTGGACACTTTTCTACCAACTGATTTTGCAGAATTTAGTCCTATGGCGCATATGAGTTCATATGAACCAGATTTGGAAACAGCCTTTCCTAGTTATTCTTCCGATAAAGAATTTGAAGATCTAGCTTTAGATACTATAACGATAGAAAAAACAAATAACGATAAAGTTTGATAAACAATGTACAACAATCCGATTAGAGTAAAAGCAGCAAAGCCTGTAGTAACAGCAATTGTTGATGATGTGGTCGAAGAAGTACATCAACCTCAATTTAATATTGTAGACGTTTCCGTCGAGAGACAAGAAACTGATCCACCAACATGGAAGATGATTCTTGTTGATGACCAAGGACAACGATATCCATACGACTTGTACTTTTCCTAATGAAAGCTGAAACAATAAGACTGTTCAACAAAGCAGAAAAGATTCAAGAACAACTTCGAGAATTTAACTTCCATCATTTTGAATTTATGTGGTATACGGATGGAAGGTATTCTGGATGCTGGAAAGATCTGTCCGTATCTATGGATGAACCAGAACATGACTCTTATTGTCACTGGCAGTTTACTTTTAGAAGCAAGTGGTCAACTAATAGGAGATTACATCTAGAAGCGATTGTGCCAGTCTTTGAAGATTATTTTGTTATTGATTTGAGATACTATCCAGAAACCGAACTACATGAAAGAAAAGGTCTTTTTGGACCAACTCCTGTTTTGTCTGTTCAAGGAATTTTGGAAGAAGATTTGACAAACATGCAAAAGTATATAGACTATTTGGTGAAATGAGAGCGGATTATAAAAATACAAAACACGGAGATACAATTATCTTCAAGAAGGCTGGGGAATGGCATTACTTTAGAGATAGAATAGAGAACGCCAAGAAGCTGGAAGAAGGTAAAACTTATACAGTAAAAGAAATTTCAGTTGCTTCCTCTTCGACTGGTGTTAAACTAGAAGAGACTGAGGAATTAGAATATGAACTTTGTTGGTTTGATAAATTATGATACTCTGTCTTTCCGATATACATCTTGGTAGCCCGATTTGTCAGGCTGATTTAACTTTAAAAATCTTAGAAGAAGAAAAGTACGACACATTAATTATATGTGGCGACCTATTAGATAGTTATCACATACATAGACTCTGCAAGAAGCAGTGGAAGATTTTATCTACATTGAGAAAAATATCCAAAGACAAACAATGCATATTCATTAAAGGTAATCACGATAAAGATTTAGAAATGATATCTTCCCTAATGGGCTTAGACTTTAAAGAGGAATACGAGGTAAAAATAAACAACAAAAAGATTTTATTTGTTCATGGAGATAAATGGGATTTTTTTATATCAACTAAACCAGTGTTGACGGAGTTAGCTAGTGCTATATATTATATTTTACAAAAAATTGATAAGAAGCAAAAATATACAAGAAAGATAAAACGAAAAGTAAAGATGTGGCATGATGCCGCTCACAATTTAACCATAAAAATAGCACACCATTGTTATAATGTAAAATACGATGCTGTATGCTTTGGTCACACTCATGTACCAAAACATGAACATATTGGTGGTATAGAGTGTGTTAATTTGGGTTCTCAATGTGATTTGCCAATTACGTATGCTGTTATTGATAATAAAGGCAACATAGAATTAAAATCAAAAGATAATAAAAATGAAACTTCAGAATCCTAACGAATATACTCCTGACAAATGGGTAGTAGTTAAGATTGAAGGAAAGAATGTTCCTTTAACTTACAAAGTGTTCGCTAATTGGCATGGTGGATATTTGGATGGAGATTCTTGGAAACTTAATAGCGGAATTACAAAAGTTACAAAAGAAGAAAACTTCTATTTGTTTGAAGGTCATTCTGGTTCTGTTTATTCTTGCAATGAAAATCGTTATGGTGCTACTATGTATGGCTATGGAGTTTTACAGAACATTATAGAAAAATCCAA